CGAACTCGAGGGCGTAGGTCTCGGTGAACTCGTCGATGAACATGGAGCCAAGGTCAACGAATACGTCTTCCTCGAACTCGTCAAACCACGGGATGAATCCCGCGAGAGTATAGGCCTTGAGCTCGACGCGGGTCGCGCCCTGGGGCTTCGAGCCGTCGATCTTTTGTCCATAAGCGGTAAGCCACTTGAGCTCCACACCTCCCCGTTCGCGCTGGGGCAGGAAGATACTCGGACCTGTCATGGGGCGATGCTTCACGAGGTTCATCATCACCGACTGCTTCGCCGCGTCCTGCATGATCGCGCTCTCGTAGATCGGGTTAATCAGGTACTGCTCGTTCGTCGCCATGTTGCCCATCGGCTCTCCCAAGGCGGCCTTGTTGTTCGAAAGCTGGAAGCCCTTCTCCGCAGTCCAGTTGAAGTCCCTCGGATTGTTCCAGTTATCGCTCTTGAGGTTCGGACTACACCGAAGTTCCCCAAGGGTCTGGAGGTTTCCCACCCAGGCCGCGGCGATTGCCTTTCCGAGTTGGTAGCAGAGTTCGTTCCTCGAAAGCTCCTTGGGATTCGCGGCCTCGCCTTTCAGGTTGAGCCGCATCTCCTTGAGCGTCCCCTTCAGGGCTTCAAGCTCCGTCGTCGCCTGTCCCTTGAGATCGGCAAGCGCCTTGCCTACGTCGTCGAGAATTCCTTCCTTCTCGGCGAAGTAGTCGGCTGCCGCTTGCTCAGTCGTAAAGCCGGTCTTTTCCACACGCTTCATGCCCTTCAGTTTCTCCGTCAGGCCTTGAAGCATCACGTCTCCCATAGTCTCCTCCGTATCAGGTAATGCTGGTAAGCGGCCAAAAACCGCACCTATCTGAACGGGCGGTAGGGGCGCCGGTTCTCTGTTCCTTATTGGTTTCTTCATCGCGCAAGGCGAACGGATTGGCCGGAACGTTACAGATGGAAAATTCGAGTAGTTCCTGTTTTCTGATGATAAGGTCGCAGGTTTCTTCCGGGTTCTTCTTGCGGTCGATGAACTCGATTTCTTTCACGAGCATCCCGACGCTTCCAGCACGAATCACGCCCGCCTTCACGCGCTCGCCGATTCCCCAGCCGAACTCGTCTATGTCCTTTGCGTTGAACTTGATTTTGCCGGAGAGGTTCTCCGTAGCGGACAGGTCTTGTGCCATTCCGATTGCGGGTATGCCGTGACAGTGCGCCCAGAGTACCACCGGGTTTTCGAGGTAGCGGTCAAGCTCCCAGCCCTTCGGGTCAACGCGCTCGTCAAAGCGATCAGTGTCATAGGTCGAGAATACCCAGGGGATAAGACCGTCATCCTCCTCAGTTGTTTTTCCAAGGAAGCCCGCAAGAATGATCTCGACCGGTTCCTTCACCTTTCCGGACTCTGTCGTGTTCGCTTTCAGGAAGTCAGTCAGCGCCTTCGCCGTTACCCTCTCGAATTGCCTCGCGCCCTTAAACCTCAACAGCATAGTCTTTCTCCTCGTAGTGATGCAGGTTGTACTGAAAACCGATCTTCACCAGCTCCACGAGACTTTGCACTCCCATCTTCCGGAAGGCGTTCTTCCTCGTCGTACATGCCGTGGTTTCCGCCACCGCAAGCTTCCGCGCAATCTCCTTGAGGGTGTATCCCTTCAAGGTCATCACAAGCATCGCGTGTTCCTTTCGGCTCAAGAATCGATACCCCTTCCCGTCAACGTGCACTCGCTCATCGAGAAGCCGTCGCAGGTCAGGGGGATAGTACCGCCTTCCGAACTGGATAGCGGCGGTCGCGCGTTGGAACTCGGTTCTGCAATTGATATTCGCAAGGATGACATCGACGCCGTTTTTAATAAGGCGCATGGATATGTAATCAGACAGTTTATGAGGAGAAATACAAACTACGAAGGCTTCGGGAAATTGAAGCTTCATCCGGTTCAGCTGGTTATCCATGTTGAAACCAATTGCCATGATGCTGAACACCAACACGTTCACAAGTTGTGTCGTATCGGCGGTCAACAGTTCGTCCATCGTGTGAAGCACTTCCACCTCTCTCACTCCGCATACTTCCTTTACCAAAGGCACAATCATAAACTCTGCCATATTGCTACAACCAAACAGAATTACTCTTTTTGATACCATTCGGATCCTCTCTTTAAATAGGTTTTTCAGCGTCGTTCACCGGAACGACAGTTCCCGGTCGATACCAGGTATCTCCCCAAGGCTTCAACGGCTTGCCGCGTTCAGAAAGTACGTCATTGATGGTCTTGAGTCCGGCGGCCATTTCTTCAATGTCACGCTTTGACTGTTCGTCCTCGCTCTTCTGGAGTTCGGGGATACTTGAAAGGTCGAACGTCCCTCGTTCGGCCAAGCCAAAGCGTCTGAAAAACTGTGATTCCGCTATCATCTCGAAGTTTTTGAGTATGGGGATTAACGTATACTTCCAGAACGCAGCATGTTGGCTTTCTGTGTCGGTGCCTGAGAGGTTTGCTTTTGCGTCCTGTATGTTCGCCACGCGGGGAGGGATGCCGTACTTTGCAAGGATCGTATACAAGTTCCAGCGTTTGAGATCAAAGAGCTTTAATACGTCAGGCGAAAAGGTGAGCGGTTTGAAATCCGTTCCCTTTCCGATAACCGCAATCTTGCGGTTCTTCGCGCTTTTCCCGTATTTCCGCTCCCATCTCGCTTCGATGAGGTCGGCTTCCTCTTCCCGGATCAACTGGTCGGTCTTGAGAATCCCCTGCGGAATCGCATTATGTTTAAGAAGGTCAGTATTCGATTTGTTAGCCCATGAATCCTGTTCAAGCTCGTACTTCAAGGAAACGAGCGGCGTCACCCCGCGCCACGGATTCCACGGATTCCATTCCCTAAAATGCACGATCTCGTCCGGAAGAATCGGGACGACGTCACCGTCGGTCGAAAAATACCAGCGGGTAACGACTCCTTCCTCAACCCGCATCGTCATGCGTCGCGGATTGAGTATATGGATTTCTTCGGGTATGCCTCCGGTATAGTCGTTTCCGAAATACCAAAAGGCCTCACCTTCAAGAAACCACCACGCGCCCGTCTCCTTCCACAGATCGTACCGGCTTAGAATCCGGTTGGGCTGATTGAAAAGTGCGTATACCGGGCCTGAACCAATCTTCTTGCCACCCTTTGAAATGGCAAACTCGGTTCTCCCGATATTCCTCATCAAAATGCCTATGGCGATATTCACCCAGGCATGGGTAAGATAATAATCCTGCTGACCGGGGAGGTTCATCGCCTCTGCAAAGGGGTCATTGGCATAGAGGCCATCCCCTTCTTGTAAGGCTGTAGAAAAGCCCTCGAGCGCCTTTCGTACCCCCTCAGCAATAGCGGCAATCCTCATCGTTTCCGCGCCACCTTCGAGACGCTTCCTTCGCGGGTTGCCCTTCGGTTCGGGTTACCTCCTCTTGTTAAGTTTTTACATTTATTTGATTCCATCCTATCACCTCATGTAAAAAAATCTATTTAAATCGCTCAGGAACATACGACGCCGTACTGTACCTGGCTAAAGATCGCGTACCGCATGGCGTCCATGTAATGGTCATTTACTTTCACTATCTGGTTCGCCTCATCCCGGGCGTAATCTGCTATTTCCTGTAACACCCCGGTACACCGGGAACTCACGTAAAACTGGTCTCGCTCCATTAAGGCACAGATGTAATCAATGCCACTATCGACGGAGTTATTCGCCTTCACCCCGCCGGTTATCTCCTGAATGCGCTCCCCGCCTGCCGGATCACAGAAGGTCGGGAACACATTCACGGTTCCGTCTTCGTTTATATACCATCCCTGTTCAGTCAGGTCTTCGTTGAAGGTTCTCGTCGGTACGTTGTACGCCCCGTAGTCCGCAATCAGGTACACCGTCTTTCCGATCCAGCCAACCTTCACGTTCGTGATGTTAAGGCCGAAGTCCTGTCCCGCCGTCACAAAGTCGAATCGCTCGGGCATCTCGTCGGGCGCGAGGATCATCTCCTCACTGAACTTCTCGTAGACCACACCCTCGGCCTTGACCCACAGGCCATCCCGGAATCGCGCCCGCTGCTTTTCCGGCATCGTATCGAGAATGTCCTCGATGTAGTCGGTCGCAAGGTTCTCCGCGTTATCCGCGGGGTTAAGGAGCATCGAGGTGTAGAGGTCCGGCTTCATAAGCGGAGTATCCGTCCTGGCCTCGATCTTCCTGATGAACACCTTGTATGCCCAATGCATCGGACTCGCCGGATTGCAGTCGTACAGAAACATATTCCGACATCCCGGCACGTTCATCGCAAGGCGGCTATACGCCACATTGACCGCCGCCCACGAAATCTGACTCACCTCGTTGAAGTAAATCGTGTTGTACTCATGGCCCAGAATCTTGTCGACCTGTTCCTTGTCCCCAAGTCCACCGATCCAGATTTCAGAGCCATTCCACAACTTCACATAGTTATCATGCACCATGAGCTTGAAGCGCTTCGGTCCAAGAATCTTCTTGAGCCAGGGCATCATCGTCTCATGAAGGACAGAACTCCTGGCGTCCTTCGTGCGGAGCCGGCATATCAGGTGCCGGCTTCCCGCATACCGTACTGCCCGGTAGATGATGACGATCACAAGGATCGTCGTCTTCCCGCTCCGCGAACCACCGAAGAGGAGCACATGCTTCGCGCCGCTTTTTAAAAGTGCCAGTGCCTTTCGCTGTACCACCGTCGGCTTGAAGACCGCTCCGAATAGATCGGGTAGCTCGCTCAAGTTTTATAAGCCCCTGAACCCGTCATCAAAGATGATCTCGAGCTGACCCACGCCGTCGTCGTCGCCCTTCTTCCCGTCCTTCCCGTAAATCGTCCGCTCGATCTCGAAGGCGGTCTTGATATACTCAAGGGCGTTACCCTGGGTCACCTCGTCCTTCTCCATCGTCTCTAGTTTCTGCTTGCCTTTCTCAAGAAGAAGGCCGGTCGCCTCAAGGTACTTCTTCTCGCGCTCCACGATTTCCCGTTCACGCTCAGCCCGCCTGAGTCCATCAAGGTAGGTGTCATACGCGCCGCACCGCTTCACCCACTCGTATTTCGCTGACCACTTGCACCACGCGCCGTAGCGTGAGGAGGGAATCCCGTTCAGCACAAGCGCCTTCAGGATTCCCCGCTCCCGTCCGTAATCACGATAGAGACAGAAGGCGTTCCATGCCGCGTTCGTCTCACCGTCCTTTCTTTCCCATTCCTCGGAAATGGATCACCTCCTCCCGGGTTTCGTCTCTTCCGGTTCAAGTTCCAGCGCGCACAAGCTCCGGATAATCCTGATGGCGTTCTCGTATTCGGCCGCCCATTCGGTGTTTCCCGTCTCGCTCGCGTGCGCCTTCCGCTTTTCCAGAAACCTCACCGCCCGCTTGATCCCGTCAAGCGATAGATACGGCTTCTTCATCTTCCGCACCACCCCCTTTAATGACTTACTTCCGCGCCCTACACACGGAACCAAGTCACTTCCAAGAATTTCACGTACAAGCAAAGAGTATCTCTTAGAGGAAAGAGGAAAATTACCAAAGGTTTTATGACTATCCCTATTAGGGATGAAGTAATTCTATTTTTTCTGAATCGCTACAACTCAAGCTTTCCCCGCTCAATTTTCTCCCGGGGGAAGGTGGAGTATA